AAATATGAAGTCAAGAACCCTTCTCTCTAGGTAATTGGTTGCTGCGTTTGATGTTGCCATCGTTCTTACTCCTGTTTAAGTGCGTGGCCTATCAGGTAGACCTCTCCTGTAGGCATCACTATTCTCTCTAGCTTCAGCCAAATCCTTTAGTCGTTGTATTTCCTGCATGAACCTCTGTTCATACAGTTGCATCATGTCCTGTTCACCCTTCATGTAAGTATACGCTTCTACAAGAGAACCGTAAAGAAGGGCATTCGGGGCATTAGTACTGAGCCAAGTATTACCTGAACCTGCTCCAGCCGTAATACTGGCTGGCCTGTAGTAATAATGAAGCTCCACGGTATACGCTTGATCCGGTGTAGGACCCACAATAAAATTATCTACATCGAAAACACCATAATATTTTGGGACAGCATTACTGCCCATATCTGTAGAATATTCCTGAATAAAGTTTACATCTTTAAAGTCTAGAAACTCTTTATAATTAGCTGTTGTGATTTGAAAAGAAAAAGATGCTAAATAATCGGTAGGCACGTTTAGATAAGGATCACTAGCTGTAAGTTGTGATGTAGCATTCTTTCTAAATAGTTCTAGATCAACTAGTGTAAAGATACGGTCTTCCGCGCCACGAATAAACACAGGCAGATTAGTTACAAAAGAAGTTTCTTCATTCTCTGTAAAGTTCTTTATCGCGTCTTGTAGCTCTGTGTATGTAAATGACATGTCACTTGCTCACTATACTATTGTTATATTGCCGACCATAGCGCTATGGTTAGTGCACTGATACACCAAAGATGTATCGCTTGGTTCATGCGGGACAATAAACTGCGTCAATCCGGTGGTAGAATTGTAGTTGTCTGTCACCCCTGTTGTAAAAGCAGAGCCTCCATTAGATGTTCTGATTTGCAAAGGATGACTTGATACATTGGCTGTATTGTCGATCAGATATGTATGCCCCTTGTAGAAGGTAAAGTTCGGATTATTGCCTGCGGTGGCTCCCGGACCCGTGAATGTAAAAGCAGTAGAACCATTCACACCAGCGGTATATTTAGTAACAGGACCACTTGTCTCATCATTCAAGCGTAGCCAAGCCCCACCGTGGGCGAAATACATCCCTCCGAGCGCATGAACATGAGCAATAGCTCCATGATACGTTGATGCGCTAGGTAGGTCACTCAAAGCTGCATAATAGAAAACGATCTTATTCGCGCCTTGGCTAACATCAAGAACACCGTTCGTATCAATAATATCTGTAAGCGTGGTCCCATTACCTAACGCATTATAGATCTCATCGAAGTTGTCGTTTATCTTATCCGCACCTGCACGGAGAGTGTCACCCGTGCCGTCATTCGCTGTTGTTCCAATTCCTACTGCTTGTTTTGCCATTTAAGCCTCGTCAAATGTCTCGCTTGCCGAATCGAATGTAACACTTATCGAATCAAACGTCGATGATGTTGTTGCTACGCCAGCAGCAGCGGTCACAACGCCACCACCACCTCTTATGCCACCAGTGGTCGCCGTTTCGCCAGTGATTGTGATTGTATAGGAATTCGCATCAACAACAGTGATTGTGTGTCCCGCAGCTTTTTCCAAAGCAGTTGTCGAAAAACCATCGAACGCTTGTGTTTTACGGAAGATAACTACATTGGATGTGCTTCGACCATGAGAAGGCTCAAACACAGTGATTACAGAAGAACCCGCGCTACCTGATTGAAAGGGATTCATTATTAGGAGAACTTGCCCAGCAACCTCAGTAGCTGTGTCTGGTCTAGGCTGGAACAAAGCTTGTGGGTCAGGGCCTACTCTGCGGGGATTTAGCTGTGGATGTTTAATCTCGTACTCATCTGGACCAACCTTGAGACCATTCCACTCAACGATCATTTCTGCAAGGCGATATCGAAACCCGGAACGATCCGAAAGACCCCAAGCTCTTTTACCAGATGCATGTCTTGCCATTAATTAACCCGAAGATATTGAATGCTAGGCTGAAGTTTCAGCGGCACCCTGTCCTCGTCCTCATCTGCTGCACGTTGAAACTCTTCTTCGTACACTGCCTTTAAAAGTTGAATTCTGTCCGGGGCTTTCTTCATCGCGACGTAGTAAGCCAAACCTGCTACCATGCAAGGGTAGAAACGAAACGGTGCATCCGTTGTATTAACCAGAGTGTCAGCATCATCCATCCGCTGGACATAATAATAAATCAAAGTATCCGTAGAGTTATCTGGAGTAGGCCATAGTGTAACCTGTGGCAGTATTTGACGATTATAGTAATACTGACTCGGGCGACCTTCTGTTGTTTTTGCAGGTAAGGTTAGATAATCCCCTCTGGACATACGATCTAGCTCGAAGTCCGTGCCACTACGACGTATCACCACTTCTAGTAGATCTGTATAATCTGCTGTAAAAGTGTATGTAGCTGTGCCCGATGTCAGGGCCTGTGTGCCCTGCTTAACTGTCCATAAGTTAAGACCTCGGTTAGCCCAATCAGCAAACATCAGATTAAGAGATCGTCGTGCCGTTTTAAAATCATAGCCAGTACGAGCCTCTAATCCACAACGCTCATACGCCTCTTCAATAATTTCAGCGACGTTTAGCTCGAAGTTTCTGGATCCTGAAAGGGCCATTGATTAACCTTTCTTTTTTCTTCTTAAAGACTTAACTCTTCGCGGCTTACCCGCTGGTTGACCTAAACTTTTCTTCTGCGATATCCTACTACGTTTTTCTTTAGCTGTCATTTCTTTGGAGGTTTTGGGAGTTTTAGAGGAGATACGTTTGGAGGGGCGGCAATATGGAGTACCCCGTTTTTCACCTTTGCGACGCCCACACGGTTTCCCCGTGGAAACGTCCTTCCACTCTTCCTTGAACCACCTCTTGAGTGCTGCACCTTTTTTTGTCTTTCTAACAGTCATTTACAAGATTCTTTCTATACCTCTGAAGATTTGGCTACGGATACCATCATTAAGATAAAAGCTCCAACAGCCACAACAATAACAAAACATATCCCAAGAGCTACCTTTATGTTTTCCATCATTTCTTCTTGTTTAAGAATAGCCTCTCTTCTAGCCCTCATCGCAGCTTCCTTGGCTTCCTGTATTCTTTTCTGCCTCTCTTCCAAAATACCCTTCCATGTGCCCGGGCCAAAACGCATATCTACCATAGTGGCTACTTCTTGTAACTTTTCCGCCGCTATCCTAGCGTCAATAACCTCACGAGCTACGGACTCTACACCAAACTGATCTGTCAGACCAACGCCGGATTTTTTATTTCTAGCCTCGTTTACCTGCTTTTGACCTGCGAACAAGGCATCTATCTGACCTGCAATATCTCCTATGTCATTCGCAGTGCCAATGGCACTCTTGATACCATCAACAGCACTTTTAACTAAAGCTATCCCAGCCAAGGCCGTTGATATCGGTTCCATAACTATCTCTTTGGTACAGGTTTACAAATTGCATGCATCTTCAATCTTTTTCCCTCTCCCGTAGGAACAGGGGGTTGTGCTGAAAGTCTGGACGAAAAGTATAAACATCTGTCCATGTCTTTAAATTTCTGTGTCTTATCTATCAAGCTACCGTTTAAATAAACAAACAACACAAACTCGATCACGGCCTTAAAACGATGGCACCGCTATCAATATATCTTGGTTGTACGGTACTTGAACGTCCCTCCTTTTGCTTTCTTCTTGCTGTTTCCCCAGTTTGCTGCACCGACTTTTCTACATTTGGCGATGGCACCGCTTGCATACGCCGACGGGAAGACCTTATAGCGTCGTTTAACTTTTTGGTAACATGCATCTTTAGCCATTCCTCTTTTTCCTTTTTTTATTTACTTTCTTTTTACCGGGCGGATTTTTAATTTGCTTTGATATCGAGCTTCGCGAGATTGTCATCATATGTTCTCCCTGTAAAATCCTCCCACATGGGTCGTATCATTCCATGAAGTTGATCAATCTTTTCGTTATTAGCGTCAATCTTCAAAGCCATCACAGCCACGTTCTTGTCAACCTTAATCAAAGTTGACGAGATCCATGTGAGTCCTGTGACGCAAACGCCTATAAACGCTACAAAAACTGTCCCTGCTACAAACTGAGAACTTAACATTTCCACCTTCTCCTCGCTTGGCGCAGTCTTGAATTTGGATTCTTAGCCGCTTTTGGAAACTTCTTCATCTGTCCTGCTGATCTAGCGCAGAATGACTTACGTCTTTTAGCGTCTTTGCTGCCCTTCTTTACTTTGCCAGTAACGGCAGTCTTTAGCTTTGACCCCGGGTTGGCGCGGCGGTACGCCGCCACACCAGCCTTGGTCATTCCCGCTCCAGACTTTGTAGAGCGGAAATTTTTCTTGTTACGCTTTGGCATTTTGGCTGGTTTTCTAGCCATTAGCCAAAGAATCCAGTAATCGAATCTACATTGGTGAGTGTCACATGACACTCATCAGCGAAGATCATACCGTGGTCAGGTATGGTGATCTGGTTGTCATCAGACTGATGAAAAACCATTGACAACTGAGTTGCACCGCTACTGCCATTTTTAAACACCACCGCAGGTGACCCGCTTGCAGCCGTTTTTACATAGAAGGCTTTTAGACGAGTTCTGCCACCCAGAAGTGTTCCGGTAGCTGTAACTGTTTTTGCTGTGATAGAAGCAGCCATTCCGCCCTCCTATTAAGCAAGGTTGTTATTCTGCTGATACAAGATTGTAAAACGAACAAGACCTGCATTTGTTGCTGCGGAAGCTGTCACAGTCAAACGAATGTCTGCTGTACCAGTGTCCTGCCAAGCTAATGCAGCACCAGCCTGAGTTGTTGGATACTTGCGACCAGCAGATGTCCCGATTG